AATCCTCTTTGGTGGGAGGAGTTCCCACCATGGTAAAGAGACCATCGTCTCCTTCAACCACCCCACGTACCTTCCTGCACCCTACCTTACGACAGATAAAATGCATGAGCATAAGGTTTGAAAACCCGTTGCCCAAGGACGTGCACATCTCACCAGACATTCGGGTGGCTTCCACCATCACCCTAAAGTCTTTAAAGACACACAAATTGAGGCCACCAAGCACTTCACGTACTAGGCGCATGAACTCACCGCCAGTAGGCAGATATTGTGTCATGTATGCGTATAGCTCGAACTCGCACGCCTCCATTAACTCACGCGTAAACAGCGCCTCAAAAGACGAATAATCTGTTGCGAAATATTTAGCTCCTTCGCGATGTAGTAGGCTCATAATGTAGTCTGGCCTATCGGCTACGGGAACATGCTTGATGAAGGCCTCGTGCTTATACACTTGCTCTTCTATCAGCTTAAAGATGGGTCCTACAGCACACTTGAACTGGTCGCTACGGGAGTTTATCGCACGACTATGCTTGTAGGTTGGGTAGTCCTCATCTTTCGCGAAAGAACTGCATCTAAAGTATCGGTGGGACTTATCTGGGTCCCACATGCTTCCAACGCCATCCCATTGTACTTGGAGCTCCTTTCGTCTCCAATCGGGGTAATTTGTGTGGCTTAGCCAACGCTCAACGCTCACATCAACATCGCTTGCTAGGGGGACAAATAGCTTACGGACCTTCCTCTGAACGAACCTCTGGAATTCTACCATCAGTTTCCTTTCAGCGGAAGGCGGTTTACGTAGAAACCTCTTCAACACTCCAGCCTTAGTGGTACGGGAGTCAGTGAGATCAGGAACCAGTGGGGCCGAACCCTTCACATGGCAACCACAACTGACCCTCATCGGTGGCCTCTTTCCTGGCACTCCCGGCAAGGATTTTGAAACCTGGGCGCTAGGCTTGATTTCCTCAATCAAATCCTGCTTCTCCTCCAGGTAACGATAACCTCTCACATACCACCTATGCTCCCCAATCAGACCAGAGCTGGGCAGAAATGACCTAGCCTCGCTTGGTGGTTTTGCAACCATAAACCATGAGCGACTTGCAAGGTGTTTCCGACTACATCCCTACTGGCTACAAATAGATCCTTATCTATGTTCACAGTATGTGTAGATTTAGCTGACGTCTCCATCCTCTCCCACGCAGTTACCTGATCGCGAGCCAACATTACTAACGGAGTAGTTAGTTGAGATAAGAGTTCGAATGATATAAGCATATGGGCAGCCTCTGCAAGACGGCCAAAAGTGTCCCTCCGGACACTAACACCATTTAGTGTGTGTTGATATCGCACCACACCATACTTGGCATCCTTATGCTTAAGCTCCCTTAAAGACATCGTATCAGCCCTACGATCGCCAGTATCCCAATCCTGCATCTCTACAGTGGAATAGGAGTGTGTTGCCCGCGCTGAGAAAAAAGATCTGTACCCGCGCTTGGTACAGATACAGCGATCAATATAGACAGCAGCCATTTGATAAATCGCAATGGTCAGCAACACCTGCCATTGGATGAGAATATCGAGCATCTCAAAATGAACTGCCGCAAGACAAACACACAAAGGTACCAACAGTACCATCACTATGAACAACGCATAGGCACATTGTGTTTCATCCTGCCACTCGCAACGGAAATTTCTCCTGGTGTCAGCATGTATCTGATCTACCCAGTTCCGCCGCTGGCCAAGCTCCTGGCTAGCCTGTTTAAGGTCCTCTTGGACTTCAAGAAGCTCGCTCTCCAGGTGTATGTTGGCATCCTGTGCGATACGAGTCTCCTCGGCCTGCTCGTGCAATGCATCTTGCAATCCCTCAGAATTCGCAACTGCATCTTTCACAGCAACACGGTAGGCTTTATCGCCTCCGCGTCCGGGGCCGTTTTTGCCCGGATGCCTCTGCCTGGGCTTGGGGTTGCCCGACCTGAACTGTCGTGGGCCCCATTGCTCGGCTGGGTTGTCTCTCTTCTTCGCTCCAGCAGGTTGCCATTTCTGACCACCCTTCCTTGAATCTGGGTTCCTCGATAGAGAGCCTTCCGGAAGTGTGGTGCCAGATTGTACTGGCCCAGACTCCGGGCATTCCTTGTCGTCCTTGCATTTCTCCTTGCCTTTCTTGCTAGACATGTAAGTGTCTAAGGAACTAGTTTAATA